CTAAACCTTCTGTAATTGAAGAAGTGGAAGAAGGGACATCTGTGGATGTAAATGGTAGGAAATTTTAAGGACATGGTTCTATATTTAGGAAATGGGAGTACAGAGAGGTATCAGTCTGTGTTTTTGGTGCTGATAAAAATACAAAGGCTAAAGCGTTTGATGAAGGAGATGAATTTGATGTAGAAGTTTTTAAATACGCTAGGTCGGATTCATCTGATTCAAATAATAAACAACAAGAGGAGGTGAATAGTATGTTTGATTTGGAGAAAATGAAAACTGAAAACCCTGAGGAATATCAAAAATTTGTAGCAACCATTAAGGAGGAAGCCAAGAAGGAAGTAGAATCTCAGTTTACCGAGATCATTACTTCTTTGAAAGCTGAAATTGATTCTCTTAAAGAGACCAATCTGAAATTTCAAAAGAATGAAGATATTCGTAAGGAAAAGGAAGCTAAGTTAGCGGCTGAAATTGTCTGGGCCAAAGCTCTATCTGTTGTTCCTGAAAGACTTCACAGTAAGGTTAAAAACCAGGTAAGCTATGAAAAATTCATGAAAGAAGGAGTTTTGGATGAAACATCTTTTTCTGAGGCGGTTGCTAATGAAATCAAAGATTGGGAGGGGCTAGGAATCCCTTCACAAGTTGAGGGATTTGGTGGGACTTCTAAAGAAATAGATGGTGAAGACGCTAAATTAGCTGAGGAGAATAAAAATTGGCTCAACAAAATGTTGGGCAAAGTTGGGCAAAAAGCCGCTTAAAAGGAGGTGAAATTTATGAGTCCATTTTATGGTGAAACTCCATATGTTCAGCATGAGATCGAAACTAATTACAGGCGACTTTTCTATAGCAGACCGGAGCAGGCCCTCATCACAGATATTACTTTGGCTGCGGGTTATGGTATATTAAAGGCGGGTACTGTATTAGCTCTTAACAAAAGTGCTGCGGGTAATTATAACAAATATGTTCCTTATAACCCTACTACCGCTGCTTACGGTGATCCTAATCAGGTAGGAAGGGCATTTTTGATTGATACCCCGAGTGGTACTACTGTCAATGTTGTCCTGCAAGATAGTTACAAATTTGTTGTGGGTGATGATCTTATCATTGATGATGATAACTCAGCCGCAGAAAATTTGGGGGCTATTACAGCCATTGACAGGACTACTTATGTCCACATAGCTGCTATAACTGTTACAGCCACTATCTCTGGTACTTTTACTCTAGCTCAAAATGGTTTTGTTTGTGTAGAAGCCGGGGATAGTTCCAACATCTATAGTGATGCTGTGGGTATTTTAGGTGCCACTGTTGATACGGGATTAGGGGAAAAAGCTAAAGGTGCTTTAGCTCCTATGATCCGGAGCAACGCTATTTTGTATGATGGGTTGTTGACCAATATAGATGCCGCTTCTAGGACTGATCTTAGTGCTACTCTAGAGGGCAGGTACTTAATTATTAAGTAAGGGAGGTGAATAAATATGCCAAGTGGAAAAAGTGATATTCCGGATTTGAGACAAGAGAATTTACAATCTCTTGTTACGTCTTTCATGACCGCCCCTAACCTTGTTCTTATGAATCTGTTTGGGGGAGGGGGAAATGCTGATTCTGATACCATTATGTGGGAAAGTCAGGTGGGCAATAGGGGCATGACTCCTTTTGCGGCTCCTGGTGCTCCTGCCCAGTCGGTAGCTCCTGGCGGGATTGCTAGTCATTCTGCTGTAGCTGCTTATTGGAAAGAAAAAATGTATCTAGATGAAGTGTTTCTTAATAACCTTAGCAAACCTGGTACACTCAATACCTATGAAAATGCCCAAGCTAAACTGGCACAAAACACCTTTATGATGAGAAATAGGTGTGATCGTAGGAAGGAGTGGATGTTTTCCAAAATGTTGACTTCAGGAACCATTTCTTATCTTGCTCCTAAAGGTGTGAAAATTTCAGTAGATTATGGCATTCCATCTGCTAATTTATCTACCTTAGCTGCTGCTAGGAAATGGAATTCAGGTTCTGATAGAAATATTGTTGAAGATATTATGGATGCAAAAATAACTCTCATGAATTCCTGTGGTGCTATTATTGATTATGCTATGTGTACCTCAGAAATTCTGAAGTTGATGGTGTTGGATCCTAGTATTCAGACTTTGCTTCAAAAATCTGCTTTTGGTAATGGTGATTTGTTTGCTCGGCCTGTTTCTGTTTTAAAAGCTTTGTTAGAGCTTCCTAATCTGTTGATCTATGATGAGGCTTATGAAATAACAGGGTGGCTAACTGCTGCTGTTACTGGGTCATCTACTACCACTGTTTATGTAGATGAATCTACAGATTTTGTGGCTGGTGGAACTTTGAGATTCCATGATATTTCTGCTGGAACCTATGAAGATGAAACCATATCTTCTGTGGATACTGAGGCTGGGACGGTTACTGTTTCTGCTGCTCCTACAGCTAGTTTTAAGTCAGGAGAAGATAAAGTAACCATGACCAAGAAATTTCTCGGAACTAATCTATTTTCCATGTTTGCTTCTAAAGTAGAAGGTGTTCCTATTGCAGAATATTTTTCTGCTCCCTTCGGTTTAGGAAGAAATTATGGAATGTATGTAGATGAGCATGAGGAATGGGACCCAGATGGAATGTGGATTCGTGTTCAAAATAAAGGTCTACCTGTATTGAAAAATCGGGATGCTGTCTATGTTCTAACCGTTACCTAGGAAGGAGGTGCCTATGACTATTACTAATAGAGGGTACACAGGTCCACTTCCTACACCGGACTTCAGAAGGCAAATAAATCGGGAGTTTATGACTCCTTTGATCGGGACTCTTTCTGGAGAAATTAGTGCCACTAAGAAAAGTTTGGCTTTAGGTGTTATTAATTTTCCAGGGAAGATCCGAAATGTCATAGCCTCTGTTTCTACTGCTGGTAAAAATGACAGTTCTGTTCCTACAGTAACCGTGGATGTTATGATTAATGGAACTACTATTTTTACCACAAAACCTATAATTGCTCATGTGTCTGGTGAAACAGCACAGCACAAAACAACCTATTCTGAAGCAGGGGATACTGGTATCACCGCTCCTGTTATTGATGAAGATGCTAATACTTTTGCGATAGGAGATATTATTACTTGGACTGCTACTTATTCTGGCAGTACAACTCCTACCACTAAGATGGCTAACGTTAATATTGTAGTGGAGGTACAGCCTGTTTAGTAAAGGAGGACAATCAACATGAAAGTTGAACTATTAGTTAATTTAAAAATAAGTGGGGATTCTTTTCTGAAGAAGGGGACAGTATTTACTGATCCCCTTCCTCAGCCCATAAAAGATGAATTAAAGGATCTTAGTAGGAATACTGTCAGAATTATAGAGGATTCTGCACCTATTGAGGAACCTGAGACTAAAAAAGGCCTTGCAAAAAGGAATAAATAATGACCGAATCTGAAGCCATTACCCTTATTACAAGAGAAATAAAAGGGTTATCTTCTAATTTGGAAGATGCTGATTATTCCGATGCGGTAGATAATGCTGAAAGAGAAACAGGTTTCGCTTTTCCAGTAACATCTGATTTTCAAATAAGATGGTTAAAGGAAAGAACTAAAAGGCATTTGTTCTTTTCTTTATGGACTGAAAGTGCTACCTCTTTCAAATTTAAACAAATAAATCTTCAGCAAAAATTTGAACATTTTGACAAATTAATTGAAAAAATGGACAATGATTTTGAGAAGGCCTTAGTAGAGAATACTTTTGAGTTTGCACAAGTCAATGCTACCCAAATGTTTGGTCATAAGGTAGATGCTGGATTTTCTTATGATGATATGGGTAGAGAAACTTCTTATGATGAGGATCAGTTGGTTATAATTAGTCCAACTGATACTGATTAGAGATGTCCATAGGATCCGATATTGAAAAAGCGTTTAGGGATGTCGGGTCTACTTATCTTATAAAGAGAAAAAATACAAATTTAATATCAGGTGAGTATTGTGTCTATGAGATAAGTACGGCCCTGAGAGTTCCCTTTGATAGAGAATTTGTTTATCAAGCTTCCCTAGCCTACAATACCCAAGTTGTTGAAGGAGATATTCTTCTCTTTGACAATGGGGATCAGTTTTTAGTGGCTAACAAGGATCCTGAAAGCTTTGCAAATTCACCAGTAGAGTTTGAAACCAA